AGTCCCCTTGCTTACACCACGGCCCAGTAGGGAATCGGTCTACGTCACTATATGCTTGATCGCCAATATCAACGACAAGGCCGATAATCGACATAACTTGTTCTTGATGCTTGGTAGTCACAGACTTTAGTAGTTCAGAACCTTCAAAGGCTTCTTCTACTTTCGGCATAGCTACTAATACCCTGTAGCCCACGGGCGTAGGTAATTGTGCTTCAAACTCTTCTTCGTTGGTTTCAACTGTTTCTACAGCTTCACTCATCTCCATACTCCATTTCTCGCGAGAGGTCTTCTACATATCCCAGACAGGCTTCGAGACCCCGAATTAAGCCTGTGGTTTCTTTGTACATGGCGAAGTCTTTAGCTCCACCACCACTTAGAAATTGTAGTGCGGAGGATTTGTCATCCTCGATTTTCTTCTTTAGCACGCCTAAAGCGGTTGTTGCCATTATTGGCCCTTATTTTTGTTGGTGTCTTGTATTGTTTTAAGTAGGTCAAGATCCAACTTAGTGTTGTCTTTCCTACGATCTGCGGCAAGTTTTGCGCCAGCTTTCTGGGCATCTATTTCTAGTTCTTGCTGTTTGATTTGTAACTCAGCCTGATTCATCTGAGCATCTTGCATATTCTCTTGCGCTTGTAGCTGTAGCTTGGCCTGTTCTATCTGAGCATCTGCTTGATCTTTCTGCATCTTACGCTGCACTTCTTGCTGCTTGATCTGTAGCTCGGCTTGCTGCATCTGCACCACAGGGTCTTGAGCCTTCTGCTGGGCTTGCTGCTGTGCCGCCTGCTGCTGATTTTGCTGCGTAAGTTGCTGTCCAGCTTGTGCCATGAGACGGGCCAGATTGACCTCCATATTCTCCGGTAGCTCGGCGTTTGGATTGGGTAGTGGTGCCCCCAACTTTTCTTCCATCCTCTGACGGTACAAAAACCCCATATGCTCTGCTATGTGCGCCTGAATAGCGGCAGCAATGCGCTGTGCTTGGGGGTTCTGCCCTATAGTTTGCGCGATAATAGGGTCTTGTAAAAACGCTTGGTGCGTTGCTATATGTGCTTCATGGTCTTGATAGATAAACGCCTTCATAGGCTTACCGTTCAAGGCGTTCATGTTCTCGCTGACTGGATCAGTCGGACGTATGTCGTCTGTTGTTGGGACTAGCTTGTCAGCGTTCTTGACCCCCAACACCTCTATCATCTGCCTGTGTAGCTGTGGCAGGTCGTAGATCTGTGGTGCCTGTTGCGACATCTGCAACACTGCTTGGTACTGTACAACGCGCTGGGCCATTGTGGAGCTATTCGGATCACTGACAGGTATAACGTCAACCATCTCATAATCAGCTTTACGGGCTGTCTGCTCTCCACGGAGCGGCTCATACGAGTACTCTGCGGGTGCGTGCTCTGCCATAATAGCTTTAAGAAGTTTAAACTCCTGCTTCATGGTGTAGTGGACACGAGCCTGTACAGCAGCCATAGGCTTCAACGTACGCTCTAACAGCGCCAGCGTAGTACCCACAGGGGCATTGGCTGACATGTCGGAGATGTTCATATCACTGATAGCACCTAACCTACGGCCTTCAGTAGTAATCTGGTTGAGTAGTGCCAGTAGTGTCTGGCTAGGCTCTTTATAAGGGAGCGGCATGATGTTGTCGCGGATACTGCCTGATGGCACATCAACGTCCTTCCACTCACCCGGCTCAATCGGAGTGTCGTCACCCTTAATACGTAACCCACGAGCCTTTAGACCGCCCGGTAGGTTAGCTAGGGTGCCAGCGTCTACAAGCTGACGTATAAGAGACGTACCAGCACGAGCGTAGCCACCGATGATGTGAATCAAACCAAGGCCGTAGAACCCGAATCCCGGCACGTATACGTAGTGTACGAAGTGCTGACGCTTCAACATCAGGTCATCTTCTTCGTTCCAGTTACGGCGTATGGCAAGAACTTCATTAGACCCACGCTCAATAGTCACCACGTATGGCTTTGCTATCTCATCGTCGTCTTCGTCAACACCCTCAATAACTAGGTCAGCGTGTATCTCGTATAAAGAGTAGCGGTCATCGTCAGTTAGTGAGTACCCACCTTCTTCAGCTTTACGCTCTTCAATGTCGGTGTGGAATGTCTGTGGTTCACCCAACTCTACATCACGGTAGAACCCACCTGCCTGTAGCTTCTTTAACTCATTCTTGGTCTTACGCATAACGTGAGTAACACGCTCTGCGCTCTCTATAGTAGACGCACCATAAGGCACTACTACGTCTTCAGCAGGGATATACAGGGCTACCTGTCTGTTTATGTTCGGGTCAAAGTAAACCTTCTTAAACGCACTACCAGCCAATCCTAGGCTATATAAGAGCCGTTCATGCTCTGGGCGGTACTCCACCATACGCTCAGTCAATTCGTAGTTCATATCCGCTTTTACACGGCTACTCGCTTCTTCCTTGTCTTTGTCCTCTACGCCTATGATCTTAGTGCGTACTGGGCCAGCGGCTGGAAACGTCTCTGACATTGTTTCTGCTTGGAACCGGATAGCTGCTTCGGCAAGCACTGTAGAGTACACGCCAGAGGCACCTTCCCACGGGTCTGTACGCTCTTCGTACTTAAAGCCAAGAACATCTAAGCCTTTAACGTAAGTATCCGCCCAGTCCTTTCGGCTTTCGATGTCGGCGCTTATCATCCCAACTAGGTCATCTGCTAACTCGTTAAGCACACCTTCTTCTAGTGTCTCTGCTAAGTTAGTATCAAAGCCGCCCATGTCTGAGGGTTCTGCACCGGGGATAATAGTAATCTCAACACTACCATCATCTAGTGTCACCATGTCTGGGTTGACGATCTCTATCTCAAGGGCAGCATCATCGTCACTGTCCATAAGCTCACCGTCTATGCCCTCTGGGGCTGCGTATAGTCCTTTCTCAATAGCCATAATATATCTCTAAATTAGTCTTGTGCGTCCGCCTGCACGGAACTCTTTGGGCATCTCAGTAGCATCAGTATTTCCTAAGACAGTTCTCTTGAAGTAAGGCCCTAAAGCGGCTTTTTTTCTAACATCAGGGAAAAGTTCAGGTGAATACGCATTAACACCCATATCCATAAGCTCTACAATTTTTGGCGATTGCATTAGTGCTTTTGCGGCTCCGATGGCTTCTTCTTCGCTAGAGTTAATTGTTGCGTTGTATAAGTCTCTATACAACTTACCCATCTCTTTATCGCTAACTCCAGCCCTACCTATACCTGCTTCCGCCAACATACGAGTGTTGTCTTTAAGCTCCTCCAAGTTTTGTGATGCCATCAGATCTTGTATTCTATTTATCATCTCTAAGCCATCAGTATCTTCAAAATGCCTATACTCGTGAGCAAAAACACGCGGATTTGCGTTCGCCGCTTCTACGGCGGTTACTGTATCAGGTTCAAAATCAAGCTCGTAACCACGATATTTTCCAGATTTAAGTTGTTCAGGATCTGTAACATTTTTAGTAGACACGCCCTTTAAGCTAAGTCCTTCCGGGCCAACACCCGCTTCTTTTGGGAACGCTTGTAACCTAGCGCGAGACGGGTCAATCGTTGAGCCTTTCGGCATGTAGGGGGCAACGGATAACTGAAACTCTGCATCGCCAAACTGAAGAGACGCTAGAAACTCCCTCTGTTGTGCTTCAGACATCTTGTTTGCTGCCTTAGTTAGCACGCCCTTAGATTTAGGAGATCCCTTGGATATGTGTTCTTTTAGCTCTGGTATTAGTGTCATTAGTAAAACCCGCCTCTACGCGACTTAAAGTATCTTTGTTCTTCTGGCTCATCAGTAGGTAGGCGTATAAAACCACCTTGCCTAAAACGCATGAGTGCCATAACTGTGGAGTCAACTAAGTCATCATTACTCATAAACGGGAACCCAGCAATCTCTTCTACCACTTCTTCAGCCCAACGGGTAGTGGGAACCCAGCACAGGCCACTTGCCACAATATCAGATACTGAGTTTAGTCGTGCTAGTTTATCACCTGACCCTCTGTGTGGTGTGTATTCTGACACAGGTAGACCCATACGTCTCATCTCTTGGTAAAGCGCCGTACCTGATGATTTCTTCTCCACAATAAACGAGTCAGGCTCCCAGTCCCTATATTCTTCTATAGCCATGTCCTTTAACTCTGGGAACTCCATACGCTGCTTAATACTGTTCAGTAGAATGATGTTATACGCGCTAGTTTCCTCGTTGAGAAACACACCCCACGTAGTCAGCGCCGTATAGTCGGCACGGTTGTGCTTTTCTGCCGCTGAGTCCAAGGACATTATGACGTATTCACAAGATGGAGGCTGTTCCTTCTCCCATAAGTTCCACCACTCACGCTTTATCAGCGCAGCTTCTTCTGCCGTGGGTGTCTGCTGGTACTGTGCATTCCACTGAAACGTAGGCATGGACGCTTTTGTACGTAGTAGGGCTTCTAGGTCAAAAAACTCAGGCCAGAGAGGTTTCTCAACAATCTCATCCGCCTCTTCATCCACAACTTCTAGTATGGCAGGGAATTCGATGACATCGTACTCATCGGCACGCTCGTTCTGAGCCATATCACGTACTACACGCCCAGTAAGATCGTCCATATGCCAACGTGTTTGAATTATTGCAACACTCCCACCCGGCATTAGACGAGTACGCGCACCAAACGTGAACCATTCGTATGCTTTCTCAAATACAGCGAAGTTTCCGTTGATAACGTCTTGCTCTGAGTGTGGGTCATCAATTAAAAGCAGGTCAGCACCACGACCAGCCAGTGCAGAGCCAACACCACAGGCATAATACTCGCCACCAGAGTTAGTATTCCATCTACCAGCCGATTTCGAGTCAATTGCAAGGGCTACAGTAGGGAATATGCCCTTATATGCGTCTATAGAGATGAGATTTCTCACCTTACGACCAAAATCTACAGCCAGATCAGTGGTATGCGAGACCATCATCACCTTCTTATTAGGATTACGCCCTAAGTACCACGCTGGGAAGAAGATAGACACGAGTTGAGACTTGCCATGACGGGGTGGGATGTTAACGCAGATGCGATCTTTGTCCCCAGCCTCAATTGCCATGAGCATATCAGCCAAAATACGGTGGTGTTTACCTACTATATAGTCAGGTTGCATGGCTTTGCAGAATTCTATGAGGTCATCGTAGGCAGCGGCGTTCATTTTACGGGTAGATAGCTCGTCAACAATACGGTTTATCTCTACAACCTCATCTGCGCTGAACGAGTCTAGGTTATCCAGCATCTGCTGGACTTCTTCCTCGGTGAATTCGGGAACGGCCTCAAGCATCTGTTGATTCATCTAAGGCAGCTTTTAGATTATCCACGCCCATTACCTTACGCATGTCTAAAACTTCCCCGTCTAACACCATTTCCCTGTCTATGTACTCGCCGTCCACAGCCTCATCCATAGGATTTACCAGCTTTTCCAGCTTACCCCTCAGCTTATCCCTGAGATCTTCCGTAGATTGGTGAGTTATGGTTACTTCTGACTTCTCTGCAAACAGCCCTACATCTGAGATCTTACCCAGAAGCTCTAAAGCTCGAATTCGTATACGTGGGTCTGCGTTTTCTGACTCTAGCAGGAGTTTGTTTGTGACTAGGTAACGGATCTGAGTGGCACTTTCTGCAACAGAATGCCCAAACTCTTGCAGTATGCTGTTAGTTAGTATGACAGAAGCGGGGGTAAGGGTTGCCGCCTTCTTCGTAGTAACCTTTTTAGAAGTTTTCTCAGGGTCGTCAGCATAAGCCAAGGCAAGTCTCGCGGCGGTGTCTTCATCTTCAGCGGTTGGGGTTATATCTAGGCCGTGGTCAGCCAGCTTCTCCGCCGTATTGCACGCCGCCTCTGCACGTTCTTTCAGATCTACAAACGTCATGTCGTCCGAAAAGGGTACACCGATTTCAGGTTCTATAAGTAAGGTCATAAATTGTTTCGCTGGCTAATAGCCGTTGTGCGGAATATACACTAGAAACCATGAAACGCAAACAAATCAAAAGTCCCAAAAGTCCAAAACACTATGTACGTGTCTTTTTGGTCTTTTTACGTAGGTACTTCTGTGTAACCAAATTTTCTACAAGTATCTACGTGCCGGGTGTACCGGGGGGTCTGAATAACCGGATAACCGTACAGCCCTTTGAAAACGTGGGTTTGCGGCAAAAAGAACAAGGTACGTTTCAAGCCCAAAATCTAAAAATTACACAAAAAATTTTTTTGGCTAGGTACTTATATTTTAGGGGTGGGGGGTCTCCTGTGTAGGGAACGGCCTCAAGAAGCAGAGGATTTTGGTTGGAGAACGATTTATTTGTGGAGATTAGTAATATACACACGCTAGGGACTCCGTCGCTGTGAACGGG